GCAAGGAAAGGGATTTAAGAAAGGTTCAGAAGGCTACCCAAGTGCAGGAAGAATTGCATGGGCTTTATGGGGTGGTGATGCAGGATTTGGATGGTCAAGAAAAGTAAGAAACCAAATAGAGAATGAATTAGATGGTAAGGCAGAAGCAGGAAGTCTAAAGGTCGGTGATATGGTTTCTTGGAATAGTTCAGGTGGAAGAGCAAGAGGTAAAATAAAAAGAATAATAAATACAGGAACTCTACAAGTACCTGATACAGATTTTAGTCTTAATGCCACAGAAGAGAATCCAGCAGCTCTTATAACAGTCTATCAAGGTGGTGAGCCTTCAGATGTAACAGTAGGACATAGGTTTAGTACATTAAGAAAGGTTTAGATGAAACCCTTGGCGAATAGCTTTAATAATTTCAGACAGGGAAGGATTAATTCTAGGGCAGAAGCTAGAAAACAATTAGTATTTAGAAATAACCTAGAAAAAAGATTCTTCAGACAGCTCACAAGCCTATTTAACAAGTTCGTTAATACCAATCTATACCTCTATAGTGAATTTGGTCAGTACGAACCATCATTAGCCGAGCAAAGATTAAATGAAGAATTTATGCCATTGATGTTAGCTCATTACAGAAGAACCTTTAAAGCTATGTATAACTTTGATGAAGACAGAGTGCAGAGTAGGAAAGCAGATGACACATTTGTATTTGGAAGAAGCGTTGATTTTGAAAATGTAGTTAATCAATACTTTGCATCAAGACAATTAATATTAACTGGTATTAGTGCAAAGATGGCTTCAAGAATAAGTAACTTAATAGAACAAGGAAGAGCTGACGATCTAACGCTTTCTCAAATAGCTAAACTTGTATCTGTAAAGTTCAAAGCAATTAGCAGAAGTCGTGCAGCACTTATAGCAAGAACTGAAACACATAACGCAGCTTCATTTGCTAATCATTCATATCACGCCACTGTTCAAGAAGACTTAGGCATGAAGATGATGAAGAAGTGGGTTGCAACAAGTGACGGAAGAACAAGACCAGCTCATGCATTTGCTAACGGTCAAACAGTTGATATGGATGACGATTTTATAGTAGGTGGTATTCGTATGGATTACGCTGGAGACCCTAAAGGTGGAGCAGCCAATGTAATTAATTGTAGGTGTGTAATTATCTATGCAGATGAGCAAGATATAATAGAATAAAAAAAGGCTCAGTTAAGAGCCTTGATATTTTAGGAGAGTTATTTTAAATCTTGATATTTCTTACGAAGTTTATCAAATAAAACCTCTGCTTGTTTTAGGCTTTTAATTCCAAAGTAATTATCCTCTTCTATATACATTTCTACTTCTTCTTTTTCTATCCCTATTACTTGACTATCTAGTAAGGCTAGTAAAATACTAACCTCTTCTTTTGTTAATCTCATTACGCTACCTTTAAGTTGTAATCTAAAGTAGATATAATCTTGTCATGCTTTCCTAGAAATCCTCTCATTGCATGAGTAAGCTCTACATCTTTGTGAGTAGTTTCTATAATGTGGACACCTGTAACTTTAGAGTTTGATATTTCAACAGTTTTAAGAGCTTTATAACCACCTGATACACTAGTTCCTAGAGCTAAGTTACTCATATAGACTTCATTTTGCATACCTTTAATCATCATAAAGACATCTCCATTAGTAGTTACATAAACACTTCCAATACCATGTTTAGTACGAGTGCTTTCAGGAAATCTTTGCTCACCTTCATATCCTTGAAAGATACCAAAGCCACCATTAGCTTTTCTTATATCGTTAGATATAGCAACTGCTTCTGCTATTGTGTTTACTTCTGCTTCAATTTTAAAAGTTCTTGTCATTTTATTCTGTCCTGCCTTTCGGCTCATTTTATTAATATAAGATAAGTGTAATCCAATTTGGAATACAACGCAACATAAAGCTATAGTTTTTTTCAAATCACTATATGTTGTGATAATCTAGTCAATAAGATACTATATATGTAAATATAGCTAGACCTGTAATTGGTTATAGCAATTTTAAAATAGATACATGGGAGACAACACTATGTCAGATGGATATACAAATTCCGAACAAGCAATAGATGTCAGTATTAACGAATACGATTCTCACGAATATTCTAGTCAGAATGATACAAAAGAAGAAATATCTAAGGATGCGTTTGACAATCCTATAGAAGCAAACGCGAGAGCAAAAGAAATAGGATGCGTTGGCACACACACTATGGACAAAGATGGAAACAAAATATACATGCCATGTAAGACACATGCTGAATATACAGAACTTACTGGTAGAGAAGTCAGTGGTTATGGTTATGGAAAGAAGCCAAAAAAAGATAGTGATGAAGACTTAGACATACAAGTTGACGAAAAAGATATCCTTGAAGTTAAGTCTGAACTAAAAGCCTATGATGATGAATCAGAAAGCAAAGAGTATGGTATGTTTGAAGGTTATGGCTCTGTATTTGGAAACAAAGACTTAGGCAATGACGTTATAGAAAAAGGTGCTTTTACTAAATCAATTAGAAGAAGAAAAAACAAAGGTGTAAAACTTTTATACCAACACAAATCAGATATGCCAATCGGAGTCTTTGACGAAATCAAAGAGGATGATCATGGCTTAGTTGTTAAGGGCAGACTAGCTCTTAAAACTCAAGCAGGAGCAGAAGCATACGAATTATTAAAAATGGGTGCATTAGATGGTCTTTCAATAGGCTTTAAAATAAACCCAGCAGAAGTTTCTTATGATAGACGTGCTAACAAACGTATTATTAAAGAAGTAGACTTAATGGAAGTCAGTCTTGTTACTTTCCCAATGAATCCACAGGCAACTGTGCGTTCTGTGAAGGGTCAAGAGATTTCTATAAGAGAATGGGAAAAAGGGATGCGTGATGCTTTCAATCTTTCTCGTTCAGAATCCAAGATGGCTGCAAAAGCAGTCACAGATGTATTTGTTCAACGAGAGGTTGATACGAGTGCTGAATTGGTAGATGCCATAAAGAACTTAACTTTAACCCTTAAATCTTAGGAGATTATTATGTCGGAAGATATAAAAAATGCTATCTCTGATCTAGGTCAAACTTTCAACGAATTCAAGAAAGTAAATGATGAAAGATTAGATAGTATAGAAAAAGGCGAAAGTACAGCGTATGTAGATGAGAAAATGACTAAGTTAGAAGCCAAGATGGATTCTTACGAGGACATGAATCAAAAACTTACTGTTGCACAAAAAAACGCTGAAGAAATCAAGTCGCAAATGGCTGAACTACAAACTGTAGTAACAAGACCGAATTCAGGTTTTGAGTCCAAGCAAGTTGATGATTACCTAAACGCTTTTGATTCATATTGCAGAAAAGGACTGGAAGGTCTTGACGGTGCAGAAAGAAAAGCATTGACAGTAAGTAATGATAACACTGGTGGTTATTTAGCACCTCCTGAATATGTGAGAGAGTTACTGAAGACAGTAACAGAAATTTCACCTATCAGAAGTATTGCTAGATTAAGAAGCACAAGTAGTAGAAGCATCCAAGTTCCTAAAAGAACTGGACAATTCGCTGCTCAGTGGGTCGCTGAAAGTGGTACTAGGTCTGAAACAGCAGGTTACACTGTTGGTCTTGAAGAAATACCTGCACATGAGCAATATGCTCTAGTAGATATCTCTGAGCAAGATTTAGAAGACTCAGTATTCAATCTAGAAGCTGAAATGCAATCAGAGTTTAGTGAGCAATTCGCTAAAGCTGAAGGAACTGCATTTGTTAACGGTAATGCTGTAGGCAAACCTGAAGGATTTATGACTAATGCTAACATTGGTTTTGTAAATTCAGGTGACGCAGACGAAATTACTGCTGATGGACTTATATCGCTTGTGCATTCAATTAAGAATCCTTATTCAAACAATGGAACTTTTGTTTTTAACAGAAGCTCATTAGCTAAAATAAGAAAACTTAAAGACACTGCAGGGCAATATGTATTCCAAGCAGGAATGATGCTTACTGGTGGAGTTACTAACTCTATCTTAGGACAAAGCTATGTTGAAGCTACTGATATGCCAAGTGAAGGTGCTAACACTTTCCCTGTTGCATTTGGTGACTTTAGACGTGGGTATATGATTGTAGACAGAGTATCTTTAGCTGTTCTAAGAGACCCTTTCACACAAGCTACTACTGGTAATGTAAGATACATTGCTAGAAGAAGAGTTGGTGGACAGGTGATTCTTCCTGAAGCTATCGCTAAACTTAAATGTTCAACTTAATAAGGAGTAATTAATGCAAAATTTAACGCAAAATATTAAAATAGTGAACTCACTAATAAACAAGGTAAATACTGCTGATGCTAATGGCACTGGTGTGGATTTACAGGGTTTTGAATCAGCATTGGCTATTGTTTCTGTTGGGGCTGAAGGTGATACTTTAGCTGCTAACCTTAACTTCCAAGTTCGTATAGAGCATTCTGATGATAATTCTACTTTTACTCGTCTAGTACAAGCAGATATTGTCAATGGAACTATTGCTGCAAATGGAGTGTGGTTGATACTTGACGGTACTACTGGCGGCGATCCGGGAACTGCAGGTGACAATTGGCAGGTTGGTTATGTGGGTGGTAAAAGGTATGTAAGATTGGTTTTATTTAAAACAGGAACTCATTCAACAGGTACGCCTTTGAGTGGGAATTTTGTTCTAAGCAGACCAAGAAATGCACCTACACCGAATGTTATTCATAACGTGTAATTGAACTATAAGGGGGGATTCGTCCCCCTTTTTTATTTAGAGGAAATAAAATGGCAAGAAAATATAAAATACTCGTACAGAAAACTGCTTCTAGTAATGAAAATGGTTCAGAGTCAAAGCTCTATGAGACTGATGACATACTAGAATGTAATGCTGTTTGGGAACAAAGTTTAATGGATACTTTTGTAGAACAAGGATGGGCTATGGAAGTGAAGGTTGATTCTGTTGAAGAAACTGTACAGGTTGAAGCAGAAATCAAAGAAGTAAAAAGAGCAAGAAACGATAAAGGTCATTACAAACAAGATGACTTATCAACACCTGATGTTAATGAAGCATATGAAGGTGGAAAAGCACCGAAGAAAACTACTAAGAAAAAATCTACAAAGAAGCCATCTTAATTAATTCTTTGGTATGATTAATACAGCAGATGCTAAATGGTAGATACCATGCAATTTATAGGAAGTTTTAATGAGTGCAGGATATCATCATTTTATTATAGAGCAGGGAGCTACATTTGGTCAGACTCTCAAGCTTTTTGATTCATCAAACACAGTAATTAACCTTACAGGTTATTCTTCAGGAAGTATGTCTTTAAAAGAGACACCTGATGCTACTGCTAAAGTATTAGAGTTACTTACAACTAATGGACGTATGGCATTAGGTGGTACAGCAGGAACAGTCACCCTATCAATATCAGCATCCATTACAAAAGACTTAACACCTGATGATGGAGTCTTTGACTTGGAGATAGTCAGTGGTTCAGGAATTGTTTCAAGACTAATAGAAGGAACGTATAGCGTCAGAAGGAACATAACAACATGAGTACAGTAAACGAGATAACTGTAACCTCAGTAAGTACAGTTAATCAGATTACTATTACTGATACCTCAGGCATTTCAATAGCTACAGTTGGAACTCAAGGTCTTGCAGGACCTAGTACCATCATGGGTAAAGAGGTTGATGGAACTAATACAGCAGGTGCTAGTGATAATGGTGCAGTTCTTATATATAACAACGCTACCTCTACTTGGACAGCTTCAACACTTAATACATCACAATCTATAACGCAGAACATATACAACCTAAGATTAAATGGTGCGAATGTAACTGTTAATTCTATATTAGATGAAGACAATATGAATAGTAATAGTGCTACTGCATTAGCTACTCAACAAAGCATCAAAAAATATGTAGATGATAATAATACTGTTCAGGACTTAGATATTGTTGATGATAGTGGCAATCAAATAGATGTAAGAATAAATGACGAAACACTAGGCTTATTAGGTGGCACAGGTATTAGTTCTGTTGCTAATGGCACTGCTGTTACCTTTAATATAGATGCAACTGTTGTAACTTTATCAGGAACACAAACATTAACTAATAAAACGCTTACATCACCAGCTCTAACTACTCCTGTATTTAATACATCAATATCAGGGTCAGCTTTCTTAGATGAAGACAACTTTGCATCTAACAGTGCAAATAAAGTAGCTTCTCAACAATCTATTAAGGCTTATGTAGATACAAAACTTACAGCAGAAGATTTAGATGTAACAGATGGTACAAGTAGTGGTGCTATAGATTTAGATTCAGAAGTATTAGGTCTATTAGGTGGCACTGGTTTAACGTCTGCATTAAGTGGCAATAACTTTACCTTTGCTATAGACAATTCAGTAGCAACGATCTCAGGAACGCAGACACTAACTAATAAGACACTTACACAACCTAAATTGAATGGCTCTACAGCTATAACAACAACAGGCACAGAACTAAATATTTTAGATGGAAATACAGGTGGTTCTTCTGTTGTAATTGTAGATGCAGATAGATTTATCATTAATGACAATGGAGTCATGAAGCAAATAGCTGTAACAAGGCTAGATACATATTTCTCAGGCACAACAGCAACATTAACGAATAAAACCTTAACAGCACCAGTTGTTAATAATGGTGTATTAAATACTGGTCTTTCAGGTAGTGCATTTTTAGATGAAGATAACTTATCTTCTAACTCAGCTACTAAAGTTGCATCACAGCAATCAATAAAGGCTTATGT